GAATAAGGTAATGTTGTACCCTTTTGTCTACATCTGATATAATAATAGATTTCATCATTAAATCCATTAGTAGCAATACTATGTAATAATCCAGTAGATGTACCAGTATACACAACATTAGTAAATGTAGTATTAGTGGCAACTTGCCATTGAACATCAGATAAAGATTCATCTGGTATTAATCTTGTATTAATAGCTACAAAAGAACTACTCTCGACAGACATAATATTAGAACTATTTAATCTATAATTTTCACTAACAGTTGAATTATTACTTGGATGTATTATAGAAGGTTTTTGTACATGAGGTTCTATTTCTGTAGTAACCGATTCATAATCGCTCCATTCTGACCAACCAAGAGATTCACCTTTATATCTTATTTTAGCTTTATATTGTGTTTCATAATCTAATAATATAGGAATAGTAAATTCTACTTGACTAGATATTTCACCTGAATCATAAATAAGAGAATTATCACTTACTTTTTCTAAAATAATTTGGGAAGCAACATGTAGATCATCAGCACTATGGCTAATAAATTGAGAACCTCTAATGGTTAGTTCATCTACATAATCATTTAAAAATTCAACTATATAAGGTCTAGCTAATCTAGAATCATCATCTAAATGAATATACACATTTGGTAACCAATCTTTAGATTTAGATTCTATTAAAGATAAAGGTCTAGTATAATAATAATCATTTTTAGTTTCTATTATATATTTTTCTTGTATAGGTTGTTCTGCTAATTTCTGTATTTGTTTTTTTATATTTAAATCATTAGTTCTTACTATATATTGTAAGTTACCACCACGTAAATATAATCCACCATATTCTTTACATATATAATCCATATCTTCAAATGTAAAATTTTCAATATAAGAACTAAAGAAATGTTTATTAGGAAACCCTACACAAGCGTCATTTTTTTCTTTATGATTTCTTACTTTAAACCATGAATCTAAATTATTTTTTTCATCATATCCTCTATGCCAAATATGAGTATAAGTATAAGGTATATTATTAACATTATCAAATAGTTCTTTATTCATATTATTATATCTATAAAATTCAACTACTTTATAATCATTAGGATCAGTATTCCACCAAAACGGATATACATGGTTAATATCACCTTTAACTGTAATAGTAAAATAAATATAATCTATTTTATTATATTCATTTATTATAGCATCTTGTAAAGCTAATATTTCTTTTAGTATAATTTCAAGTTCTGCTTTATCATTTATTATTTTATTTATTTTTTGTTTTAATGTAGTACATCTATTACGTAATTGATTTACTAATATTACTTGTTGATTTTTTAAATTTTTTAAATCATAAAATTTATCTATTAATTCTTGTGTTTTAACTAAAACATCATAAATAGATTGTTCTTGTTGTGATATATATTCTTCTACACTTAAATTAGCCATAATTTTACTTACCTTTATTAAGTTAATATGTATATAAAATATTATTAAACTATATAAGAGGAGATATTATATCTCCTCTTATATAATTAGTTATTTAAGTTTTATTAAATGAAAATGTTCAAGAAATTCCATATGTAAATCAGTTTTGTGTATTATAGGATCTTCTCTATAATAAATAAGTTGCACTCCGGCTTCTATTAATTCTTTACAACATAATTCACATGGTAAAGAAGAAACATATAGTGTACAATTATTTACATTAATATTATACTGATATATTTGTTTACAAACATATTGTTCTGCATGTAATGTTTTACATTTTTCATAACAAGAACCACTTGGAATATTATGTTCTTGTCTATAACAAATATCTTTACAAGGTTCAACTCCAAATGGTGGTTTATTAATACCAGTAGCAACTATCTTATCAGTATGATTATCTACCAACACTGCACCTACTTGATTACGTAAACAAGGACTTTCTAATTTTATTTTATCAGTTAAGTCTAAAAAATAATTAGGACCTAATTTTTTCATTTAATATCCTCTTTATAATTATCATGATCAAGTTCTGTAATGAGTTTAACAAATTTATTTTCTTTATATTTACCAAACAAATCATTATAAGCATTGGTTAAATCAAAATTATTATTTTTAATATTATCAGCTATAAATTCGGGTACAATTTCTTCTGTATATTTAGTAATATAGTTATCTATAATTTCAATAGAAGATGTGAGTAGCTCCTTTTCTACACTTTGGTCCATTAATTTTTTAAAACCTTCTATATGTTCTTTAGATGTCAAAGCTATTTCTATATAATCTACTAGTTTAGTTACAATAGCTTTAACTTCTGGAATATATTTTAGATCTAAATTATTAATATATTCATCTAATTCATTTAGTTTACGAAGTGCCAAAACATAATCATGTGAATCTATTTCAATTTTAATAGATAAACATATTTTTGTTATAGTTTCGATATGTTGGTAAATATCAATAGCGTCATCTACTACATCATCTACTTTTTTAAATATAGAAATTACTTTATAAAAATACCTTTTAATTTTATTCAACCATGTTTCTTTCATAATGTTAACTCTCCTTAAGATTAATTAATAAATGTATAAAATAATATTTAACTATTAAAATATATGTCTATTATGTTTTCTTTTAATTTATCTATATATCTTTGTCCTATACCAACTATTCTATTATCTAAAACTATTCTATTACTATCACTAGAAGCACTAAATTTAGCATCTATTAATAATTGATTATTATTTTTATCTTTTATGTCAACAGCATAAAATGGCATGTGTATTATTTTACTAGGTATAGATTTTAATGAAGAAGAAAATATTGTTTTATCACCTGTCTCTAAAGAAGTATCTTGTTGAATATAGAAATCTATTACAATACTATTTTCATCAACTATAGCTTTACCTATTTTACGTTCACCTATCAATTCTTTAGGTTTAGGGAAATCACTTTCATTATTAGCTATCTTTGCAATTTTGTATTTATTAGTATTATATTTTTTAATATAAGCTTGTAAACTAGAAGACATTTCATTTAAAGGACAATTATATTTAATATCTATTTCAACTAATTTACCAGTATATTCAGCTATTAATTTATTTTTATTTATATCTAAAATATCTTGCAGGTTTTCTATATTTTTTAAAAATGTTTCAGGAATATCCCCATCATCATAAGACAATAATGTATCTGTATTATAAACAAAATTATTTAAATCTACGTTATCATAGATATTACAGTCTTTATGTAAAACAGCTGTTACACGTCTAATAGGGTTAAAACCTAATTTCTTAGCAGATTCTTTATAAAAAGCAGCACTATCTTCCATAGTTTCACTATTTTCAACATAAGCAACATACATATTAACACCAGTTGAATATGTAGGAATCCCATCAGGAGTCATAATAAAATAATCTTCATTGTAAAGAAGAAAATCTCCTTTTTTTATTTTTTGTCCTTTTATTACATTACATTTAATATTTTGACTTATATATACACCACCATTTTTAGTAGGTACTAAACCATATTTGAAAGTTTTTTCTGTACCATCTTTATATCTAATTTTAAATACTTTTAATTCATCATCCACTTCTATTATTTCTCCATCGTCTTTTGCGACTTCTGAAAAAGGATAATGACATAAAGTACTTATTATTTTTTCTGCACCTGTTGTTATAGTACATAAATCTTTTTCTTTAGTAGCTACAACATGGCTAACTTGGCCGTTTATGAAAGAACACTTACTCACCCTCTCTTTCGAGATATTTTTTTAGGGAATGGACTATATCATCAACTTATTAAAATAACAGAACCAATACGGATAATAATTATACTGATATTTTATTTTTAACATTACCAAACTCATTTATTACATATTTGCTATAATTAGGAATTTCATAAAAACCGTCGTATTGATTTGATTTTTGTTTTTTATATTTCATTATATTAATCTTTCAAAATTAAATTAAAATTATAATATAATAAAAGTTTTTATTTTAATAAGTGGGTGGCACTTCGGAATAAGGGCTTTCACCTTAAACCTACTTCCTCTCGGAATAGTCTCTACACTTTTAATAAATATTTCTATTTAAAACTTAGCACGGGATTGTCATCAGCATTACCTGTTAAGATTTCCCCCGTTAGCATGATTATTAATAGATCATTGTCCTATCTAAAACATAATGCTAATCATACACCGTATATTTATACGTTCACCACCTTATTCGATAATCCTCACGGATTAAAGACGCTATATTTAACGCTTTCCATCATTGTTAGTTGCACCTGGGAATAATAATGCTGTTATGGATAATAATTGATCTGGTGTTAAATCTTCTACATTATTTTCATCGAATTCATCAAACATACCATTTAAATCCGCTACCTGTGGAGAAACACTCATTATCCTATTCATAGATACTTTACCACTATCAACAGTAGCTTCAGACATTACACCCAACCCATCTTCAGGATATTCTCTATCTTTTTCAACGAATGATTCATCTGTCCTTCCACCTGGTCCACTAAAACTAAAAGCTCTTAACATTTTAATTTGATGTATAGGGTTTATTATATCAGTGTTATCTACTAATGTATCATCTACTATGTCTTTCATTATTTGATGTTCTTTAATACTTATTGGTATATTAATACTCATAGGAGCATTATTATATTCATTAATAGCTCTCGCTAATTCATTATAAATAAAATAAGGTATTTTTTCATATGATCTAGTTCTAAAGTTCCTTCTTGAGGAAGGTTTTAAATGAGACCCTTCTACCAACATAGTTGTTGCTCGTATTAATAAATCTTTCATATTAGTTGGTTCACCCATACGAGCTAATATTTCTTTTGTTTTAGGATCAAGAAATAAATCAAAAAAGTTATTAATACCTTTTAAAAAGTTTATACTAATATCTTTATTTAACAATAATTCTAAATATGTATCATGTACTTCCATATCTTCTAGGTATATATCATCAAATTTAAACCAAGTTAATCCATTAGTAAATAAACTTTTATATAAAGGTCCTCTTGGAAATACTAAAGTAAAATCTTTAAATTTTACAACAGTATCTGAAGGACTATCTGTAATTATTTTTTCTTCTTTATTATTAAAAACTTTATAATTAATATCTAAATAATCTAATATATGAGAAAATCCATATCTATAAGCTAATACAAATATCATAGGGAATTTTTTATTAAGTATTTTTAAATTAACCCAATCTGCTAATGGTTTATTAGGTACATTAATATTAGTATAAAAATAATCTAGAAATGTAGTTTCTTCTTCTAGTATAGTTTTATCTTCTATGATATAATAATTTAAGAAACCATTTATATTAACAAAATAATAATATTCATTATTATATCCTACAAATGTTCCATAATCTTTTTCTAATGATTTTAATAGTTCTTTAGTATTATCATCATAATTTTCAAATCTCGTATTATAGTTAAATATAAATTTACTTTTATCTTCTTTAAATTCTATACTACTTATGAATTTAGCTAATTCATAATACTCATAAGAAACTTTTGTTTCTCTATGTATTTTATTAGAACCATAAACTACTTTAACTTTATTATCAGTGTCTTTATTAATAAGTTTTTTTATATGTTCACCAAAAGAAGAAGCTTTAGTCTTCATTTTTTCTACAATAGTTTTATTTAGAAAAGAAGATAGACTCACAGTTGTTTCATTTATTTTTACAATAGGTTTGGTTATAAACTGATGTCTTAATGTTTTTACAGAACCATTAATTAACATTTCTCCATTTTCATTTATTTGAGGAATAGAAAATGGAATAGTTTTATTTACAAATTTACCTTCTTTATTACGATACGTTAAAGTTACTTTTAAATGATTAACTTTATTTATTTCTGTTCTTTCTTCTTCTATTTTTAAATCAGTTAAAAATATACCCTGACTAGAAAAAGATAATAAAGATTCAGCTATATCTCTTATTAATATTTTTTCTATATATTCCTCATTAAATTTATTAATAGTGGATTTTTTCATATAATCAGGAACATCTAAATTTTCTAGATGTTCAAAATATTCCTCTTCTACTTTTAATAACTTATCTTTATCTTCTGATAGTAGTTCTTCTAGTGTAATTATTTCATTATTTATTTTTATAGGTATTTCAAGATGTTTATTAGCTATATTTTTAATCTTATCAATTTGGGCAGAAGTTAGATTGTTTTTATTTTCATCGATAAAAGTATCTATTTCAGTGGACAATTCTTTCTGAAAAACTGGCGTTTTAGGCTTAGGTGTATAATCCCCTTGGGACGCTATTTCATCGAATATTGGATTAACATTTTCATTATTAATATCATCTTCTGATTCATCAACTATTTCTTCTTCAGAACCCTCTTCTCCATATTTACTTATATTGGAAGTAAATTCAGGTAAATTACCAATAGCTGAATTAGATAAAATATTTAAATGCTTATTTATTTTTAAAGGATTTATTTTTAATTTTAATATTTCTCCTAAATTATAATAAATATATTTATCTGCTATATTAAAAATAAAATAAGTATAATTAAATAAACTAGAATCCAATTTATCTAATAAACTATTTTCCACGTCTTTATTAAATAATCTTAATATAAAAGATCTTAATAAATAATGTATATTAGTTGGATACATATAACTTGTAGGTTTATCATTATCAAATAATCTTCTGAAATCATTTAATTCGAATATATTTTTATCTAAAGGAATAAATATAAAGTTATTAACTGGATAATAAGCATTCACATTATTAACTATATTAGATAAAATAAATTTAGTATAATTAAGTTCTACATATTTTTGACTAATGAATTTAGCTCTCATTAATGTATTATAATTTATTACACTAACTCTATTATAATTTTCTTTTAATTCATTAAAATCTTCTACTTGTATTATTTTTTTAGTATTATCTATTTTAAAAGATAACATTTGTTTTTTAATAGTTTTATTAATCATTCGATATCTAAATTCATTAGATTTAAATGTTTTATCTTCCATATCGAACATATGTTTAACTATTATTTTTTTATTATTTCTAAAATATGGATATTTATCTATATTAAACATAAAATTAATATTAGGATCATGGATAGAATATAATGAATCGAATATATGAACTACACTATAAGGTGGTAATTCAATAAATTCATCTATTCCATGGGTGACTACAGATTGTAGTTTACTAGTATTAATAACACCATATCTTTTATAAAATTGAGTTGTTGTTATCATATAAATTTTCCTTGTTATTGTTAATTATAATATGTTAAAATACCATATCTATACTCCTTATTATAAGGAGTATAGATAATATTAACTAATTGGTATTTTATAATAACTTATCCATTAAAGTATCAATAAATAATACTAGTGAATGTCTTCTTTTAAAATATAATATTGCTACAACAGGTAATGATAAAATAATAATAAACATAGTTATATTTATTATACATGCTAATGTTATTACTGTTAATATTAGATCTTTCATATTATTTATTAACTCCTCATGGATAAGTTATATATTATTTATATAATTATAAGGGTATTTTTTTATCCCAAGGTCCAAAGTTAGCTATAGTTCTTGCTATCTTATTACTACCTATTTTATTACCTAGATATACAGGAGATAATGTATGTTTCCAAAACATTTGGTCTGCTATTTTTAATCGTTTCATAACTTGTTCTTTTACATCTTCTCGTTCTTGTAATCCCATACCAGATAAAATAGATAAATATTCTTGTAACTGATCATTTTTACTAAATGCAAAAAATGTATCACCATAAGAACCAGCTATTGACAAGAACATCATGGGATTAAGATTTTCTATAGTAATATCTAAATCTATAGCAGATGGTAACATATCTCTTGTCCAATCGAATTCACCAGGTGCTCTTTTAATAGTCATACTTTTTATAATACCATAAGGAATAGAAAATAATCCTGTTGAATATCCTCTTAGAAAATAAGGAGATGTATACATATTAGTTCCTATTCCTCTGGGAAATCCAGCAGCTATCCACATAAATAATGGTAAATAAACTCTCTGTATTACTGATACTAAATCAGGACATGGTGCTCTTAATTGTAGACTTATAGAAACATCTCCTAAACTTATATTAGTATCTTTCCACTCATCAGGTAAACTAAAGAAACCATTACCCTTACCCAATTGAACTATACCTTTGGCACCAGTTAATCCTTCTATAAGAGAAGATGATAAATTAGATATACCACCAACTATATTACCTAACATAGAATGATTATCAAGTAATCCACCAAGTAAAAACTTTTTATCTTTAGCAGCTTGACCTTTACTTTTTAAACTAGATGCTAAACTAGATTCACCAGTACTTGTACTAACAGATTCACTAAAATCAGTTTTTTCTATTTTAAATCCTACATATTTATATCCACCTAAAGCACTACTACCTATACTATCAAGGAACTTTTGTGCAACATTCTTTTTATCTTCATTAGACATATTTATACGTTCACGTTCCCATTCTTCATATATATCATCTGCATTTAATATTTTACCATTAGATCTAGCATTACGTTTACTCAATATGGATAGAATATCAGGTCCATTTTTTAATAATTCAGGTAATTCATCCATACTTTTATATCTATCTAATTGCTTTTCAAACTTGGCTTCTGTAGAAGAACCATTGGGTATAATTCCTGTATATACACAAAATGGAATAAATAAACTATTCACATGTTTATAATATTGATGCATTTCATTTTTTAAATATACATATTGTGTTACTTTTTCTTGATCTCCTGATAAATAACCAAATAATTTACTAGCCCATATAATAGGATAAAATGGTAATTTAATAGCTACATTACCGGCAGTACCTACCATACGACCTAGAGTACTAGCTATACTAGGTTCACCTCTGTTTACTAAATCAGAAGTTGCTTGATCACCTGCATTCATAAACCATTTTATTGCATCTGTATATTGAGGGACACCAAAAGTAAACCAAGCTATTTGTTGATTACGATCATACATTTGTTGGTATATTCTACCCATACCACCATTATTATTATTTAACATAGGTGGTACAATATCATCGTCTTCATTAAAAGCAGGGTAACAATTTATTGCATCGTTACCACCTATAGAAGTATCATTAATACTCTTATAATTAAACCCTTCTGGATATAAAGCCATTATAGCATCTTCAAGATCTTGTAATTGCGTATCTTTATTTTTAGTATTATCTTCTAAAATAAATTTAACACTATCAATAAATGAATCAAAATCTTTACCAATTCTAACCGCAGTTGGGTTCTTCATCCAAGAAGGATCATTATCATACATTTTTTGTTTATATTGTACCATAATGTTTTTTAATATCCTTTTTTAATTATTATTCGGCAGTAGATATTTTTAATAAAATTTTTAGTATAGTGTTATATGAATTTTGCATGACATCCAATAGGTCGTCACAAAACTTATTACTTATTCTAACAAAAATAGAAAATAAATTGATTAATAAATGAATAAATGAAATATATATAAATATAATATCACGTACATCATCAGAAATATCAAAATTTATAGTATCCAATTTTTCTAGATTTATTTTTAATTTTTCTATTTCATTACTTACTTTTTTATAATATTTAGAATTTTTAATATCAACCAATGAAGTTTTGGGTGGAAAACCAAAGTTTAAACTTAAATATTCGATATATTGTTTAGCAAACCCATCAATATTTTTATTAGCTTTTCCTTCTATATTTAATTCTATATATTCATCTAATTTTTTAAATAAAGATTTATCATCGAAATCTTTTAAAAAACCAATTTCTGTTATAAATTCATCAAATGGTATTGTAGCACTACGTCTATTAAGTTGTGAATCAAAAGCGTTTTTATTAGAACCAACAGATTTAATTAATGGTTGAATAATATTTCCATCAATATATTTGGGTTGACATTCAATCCCATCATATCCAAGTAGAATTGATATATTAGGATCATTAACAAAATCAAGAAAAGTCATTACATCATTATCATTATGTAATTCATTATAAGTTTTTACAAGATAATCTAATATATCTTCATTTTTTTTCTTTAGTTTATTGAAAACTTCTTTTAATACTTCATTTATTTTAGATACACAATCATAAAATGAACTTTCGTTAAAAGTTATGTGTTTCATAAAGTTATAAAATTTATCCTGTGATAATGAACCAAATATTTTACTTAGATTACTAATATAATGAAACTCTTCTGGAAAACTATTTTTATATTTTCTCCATTTTTCTACAGTAATAGAATTTTTAGGAATTAGTTCTTTATATTTTTTAGAAAATGCTATATCTAATCCAAGGCCATTATAACCAATCATTTTAGATAGTTTTTCAAAACCTTTATTAATAATATTAATTACAAAAGTGAATATACTTTTAATCTTATCTATAATCCATTTAAATAATGCTTTAATAGAATTAAATGCTTTTTCAAAAAAGTTATTATTAATTACTTCTGCATTATTTTCTTCTAAAGAATATAAAGATTCATATTCATTTTCACCAAAATATAAATTAAGATTAATACTTTTACCAAAATCTAATAGTTGTTTAGATACACCATTAGTTTTAATAATGTTCATAAAATTAGTAATACTATCTTTAATAAAATAAGCTTCTTCTATATCTTTATTAACACTATTAATGAAGTCATCAGTATTAATGTAATTATTAACTATAGGATTAATTGTACTTGTTATTAATAATTCTTCTTTTTGACTTAAGTTAGTAACTAGATTTTTAAGATTCATTTATTTTTATCCTTTATAAATTATAATAATTTTTTCTATATTTCCATCGTTTATAATAATTTCTTTAGTTTTAGTTTTAATTGGATTAAATTCAGTCTTAGCTATATTATCTGTTGCTTCTTTAGGTTTATTACCATACCAATTTATAGGTCTAGGTTTAATATCATTAATATCTCCCGACAATAATACTTGAGCAACTTCTTTAGCTCTACTTCCTACTTGTTTATAATATAAACTTTTTATATTAGGATTACTTCCACATAAAAGTTCTCTATAAACACCTTCCCAGTTCTTATTACGCATATTCTTTCTACAAGTAGGGAAACCGTTAATAAAATCATTAGCTCCCATATTGTAAGTAATATTAATTAATGCCATTTTTCTTACAACATCTAAATCTTTATATTCAGGTATAGTTTTAGCATATTTAACATGATCATTCCAATCTTGTTGAAATAATTCTTCTGCTTTTTCTAAAGTAATTTCAGTATAACCTTCAGTATTTAAATGACCAAAACCTATAGTAGATTTTCCTAAACTATCTTTATAAGCTTTTAATCTACAACCTTCATATCCTTTTATCCACATTTGTGTTAATTCTATAATATTTCGATATTTCATAATCTCCATCCTTTTTAATTGTATATAAAATTATAATGTTAGGGGTATCGGTACCCCTAACATTAATATCATAAATTTTATTTTACTATTATAATTCCCATGGTTCTTTAGCCCAATCTGGTTTTATTGAATGAGGTCTTTTAGCTACAGATATAGGTGTTTCTTTTATAATCTTATCTTGACCTTGTCCAATAGATTCTTTAACTCTAATATTATTATCAGTTTTATTAGGTTCATTGGATTGATTAATATTAGCTTCCACTTTAATTTCTTTTTCAGCTGATTTCTTAGTATTTTCATTAATATTATTAAATACTTCTCCATTACCAAAGATGGCAGTTAGTTTATCTACAACTTTATCAAAACCCTTTTCCATATCTGCTATTCTCATTTCTTCTGTTTTAGTATATTTATTAGCTATGTTATTATTATTAACACCATCATCAGCTTTTACAACTGTTGATTTATTGCTATCTATATTTTGAATATTATCATTAACTTTAATAGCAGATGAAGTATTATAGTTATTAAGATTAACTTTAGATTTATCACCAGTATCTATAGCTCTGGGTTTTATTTTACTTATATCGCCTGTTGCTAAAACTTGTGCAACTTCAGTTGATCTTTTTCCAACTTGCTTAGCATATGTACTATTGAGAAGTTCTTTACCAGCTTCTAAATATTTACCTTCTTTTAATAATTGTCTTGTTTTCTTAAAGTTTAAAAATCCATTAGGACCTAAGTTGTATATTAAATTTAATAAAGAAGATTTTCTAACTGGATCTAGATCATTATATTCAGGTATAGCTTTAGCCATTTCTTTATGTTCTTCATAATCTTGATCAAATAACTTTTCTGCTTCTTGTTTAGTTATTTTATCATATCCTTCAGTATTTAAATGACCATATCCTATCGTGCTATAACCAAGACTATCTTTATATTCGTATAGTCTTAATCCTTCATGTCCTTTAATCCAATCTTTAACTACTTTATCTAATTGACTATCTTCTTTGTTCGCTATAGTTAAAGCTTTTTTACGTTTAGCTTCTATATTTTTTAATTTATTTAAAGCTTCTTTATTTTTATCTATTTTAGATCCAGTATCAGCTATTTTTCTATCTTCTCCGAACCATTTTCCACCCCATTCATCCTCTACTTTAGCATGGGTTTCTTGCATTCTAGTTTGTTTACCTTTATCTCTAGAACGCATCTTTTCAATAGAATCATAATTTTTCATAACACTATTAAGAAAATTCATACTTTGTTCATCTAACATAGAATTTTCTAATAGTAATTTTATTTCATCTTTAGTAAATGTCCATTTAATAAGTTCTTTACCTTCAGTATTAATTTTCCATTTACCCCAACCCCAAGGGTCATCTATAAGATCTAAATTTTCTAATGCTTGTACTAAATTATTAGCATCTTTTAGTATTGCTTTTTTTTCTTTTAATATCCGATACTTATTAGCATACTCTGAAGCTTCTTCAGTAGATTTACCAGTTTCTTCTTTATATTCATCTCTTACTTGTTGCATTTCTTTTTTATATTCATTAACTTTATCTGATTTATTTGATCTCCATTTTTCTATAGTAGACCATCTATCTAATGTATCTTGACAAAATGCCTTAGCTTTATCATCTAATTTTTCAGATTTTAATAATAATTCTATTTCTTTCTTACTAAAGTTATAAGTAATAGCATTTTTACCTTTAGAAGTTAAAGGCCATTTACCCCAACCCCAAGGGTCATCTACCATACCAGTTTCTTTCATAACATCAACTAATTCATCTGCTGCTTTTACATCTTCTTCTTTATCATTATATTTATAAATCCCATATCCTATACCAGTTACAGCTGCTACACCTAATGCAGCTAATAATACTGGAGAAGCAGCAACTGCACCCGCACCTGCACTTATTGCACCTGCTGCGGAAGCTAACATACCAGCACCACCTGCGGTTCCTGCTGCGGCAGTT